GCCCTGTCACATGGGACACACAGGCCGAAGCTGATGCCGACATGGAGATATTCTTCAGTGAGGTCGAATACGCCGTGGCAAAGGGCCATATGTCAGACCACAGCCGCGCCGACTGGCGTGTTGCTGAATTAGAGGAGAATCAATAATGCCCAATGAAAGAACAGTTGTATCAATGGATATCGACTTCAGTAACCCATGTTGGGTACTTCACTCATGTGGTGAGTGGAAGTTAGCAATCGCTGCGGAATGCCCGCATTGCGAAGAGGAGAATCAATAATGCCAGAGCCAGATAAATACATGGCCGACTATTACTCGAAGCTGATTGGCTACGAGGTTATCGGAATAGCTTACGATCACGATGAGTTCTTGGGCGATGACATATTCGGACTGGTCATCAAGCACAAGCGCACTAAGGGTGTGCCAAACCCGAAGAAGAAAATAGCTTGGATTCAACGTGACCCAGAAGGCAACGGTCCTGGACACTTAGCTGTCGAAGATTACAAAGAAGAATAACCACAAGTACCTACACTTGTGTATACTGGATACCGCTGGTCTAGTTGGCTGGCGAAATCAGGAGGAAATACGAATGACAGATTTTATGGATACGGCCTTGAACTATCAGGCTGGCATCAGGATCGCACCCAACAGCAAATGGGTGATGACGAACGGCACGATTCAAATGGACGTTTGTACCGTATGCGCCCAGCCGTATCGGGAAGGTCACATCGACTGCACATGCCCAAGTAACCACGCCGAGCGTTGCGACCGACTTACCTACGACCAGCTAGGCGAACACCTACGCAGGATCGCAGGAGACAACATGGATTTCGCTATGCGATACCGCAACCTGCTTCAGACGTTACTCGACAGGCACAACGGAGACTCGCTCGCACCCACGATCCTGTCGCCAACAGATGTGGCTGAGATCGACGCAGCACTCGCTTGGGTGGGTGACTGATATGAGCAACTACCCAGACGGTATGACCCGATCAGATTGGGCGCATATAGATGGTGACGATCACCACGAAGAATGTTACAGCCACCCAGACTATGAACACTTCTGTCAACTCAAAGACGATGGACTTGTTCATGATGATTATGGGAACGGGGGTGTATGTGATGAAGAACACGATGAGTGTGTCGACTGTAAATCTATTGAATGTCGCTGTGACTGCAAATGTGACCAGTACGAACTAACGGCCGAAGATATCGCATTAGAAAATGCGGGACTATAAACGAAGGAAGGATAACTACATGCCAGAGACTGAGACAGGCAAGGTGCTGAACATACGAGGCATCACTGAGGAAACTCACTGGATGCTGCGTGAATACGCTGAGATGAATGGTCTGAGCCAGGCGAAAGCACTCAAACGTGCCTTGCAAATTGCAACGTCTGTCGATGAGATCAAAAGCAGCACCAGCTAACACTATTCACAACGATACCCCCCCCTACGGGGGGTGGGGCTATCACAAGCTGACTAATAACAACCTTGTTACTAAGGATTTACGGAAGGATAAATATGACTGAGAACTTAGGAGATATGGTGGCACGGCTTCAATCGTTACGAGATGGAGTCAAAGAAATGCGTGATGCTTCTGGCAGGTTGGAACTGGAGATAATCCAAGAGATGGAGGCCAATGGACAGAAGCTATTTGAGGACACTAAATTCAAGGCTAGAATCCCTATCAAGCGTGAGTACGATGCCATGCTGTTCTACACAAAGATGGGCGAGATACTGACTCCTGAACAAATGGATGAGGTCTACTCACCGGCCCATGAGATCACGAAGCAAGTGCCAGCAATGGTGAACGGTGTGAGAGCGAAGAAATTGTACGACATGGGTTACGGCGAAGTGCTAGACACTACCCTGTTACCGAACCGGCGACAGTTGAAGATCGAATTACGGAAAGAGGAGCAAGCATTATGATCGCAGGATTACTATTAGAGAACGAGACACCAAACGGTAAGGTGTTCTACAACCCAGCAGTTCTGACTGTGAAGGGCGTAAGCAAGTTCAGTGATGACACCATTACGTTTCGTGAGATACAGGAATTTTGGTCACTACCACAGAACTTCACGTACTCCAGCGCACCGAGGGCAGAAGGAACCAACCTGAGTGACAGCGTGTTGCACCCAGGTGACGTTGCTACCTTCTCGTTGAACTTGAACCCTAAGAAGGGCGAGAACGCTAAGGCTGGTAGTTACTACCACAACATCGGAGCGATTACTCCTGCTGGCGGTGAGTCACCTATTGCGGTACAGGCACAGCACTCTGCGCCACAGGCAGGTGGGTCTTGGGCTAGTGACACAGGCAGTGCGCCTAGTGGTATTTCACTCGACGCTAAGATCGCACTCGCTCAGTACGTGAAAGAGTTGACTGCGATCCTCGTCAGTGGCGACACGGTGAACGCACCGAGGATCATCATTGGTCTTGGGTACGAGTCAGTGGATGAAGCTAACGAGGCGTGTGTCCGTGGGCTTATCAACCTACGCAACGGACTACCTGCTAACACTGAAGAATCAGAGGCCACCGAAGAAGATAGCCCGATGGTCGAGGCTGCGGTGGACTTGGGTGCTGACGTTATCGAGGAAGATGTCGAGGACGTTAGCTGGGACTAACAATTTCATAATCGGAACTGGCGAGTAGAGTAAGCGTTGTTTACGGGAAGGCTATACCCCATCTCCAACACCGTAGAACTCAGCAAAGTTGTTAGCCAGGGCACTTTAAGTATTGCATTGCAAGGTACGTGCAAGTCGTACCTGCCAGTTCCGGTTACTTATTTCAAAATTACAGCCCCGCAAAATTTGCGGTATTGGAGAAAATATAAAAGATGGTAATGACGCAACCGTGCGAGCCGTGTACTCACCGGACAGATGAGTTAGCCCTAGACATTAGGCTTGACCACGCTGTGTGGGCATCAGAGAACTACGAGCGGTGCGATAGATGCCCGTTCGACTGGCACTGGATGAAGTTCTATGGATTGACTGACAGCAAAGCAACGCTTTCAGCAGCCCGTATTTTATGGTTACAGATAGAAGCATTGTGGCAAGAGGTTCGTCCTAAGAGCAGGCGCAAAGCGCGCTCGATGCCAGAAGACCCAGAGCCTAGATGGTGGGACATACCGCAGCCCGAACGGAAGTTCACAGCAGGGCTGTCATTATTTGAAAGAGTCAAGGCAACAGTAGCTATCGAAGACATAGCCGAAAGGCTTACCAACCTAAGCGGACAAGGGAATGTGTTGTCCGGTGCGTGTCCGCTGCACGATGGGAGCGGCACTGAGTTTGTGATCTGGCGTGATAGCCAATACTGGAAATGCTACGGCCGATGTGAGGCAGGTGGCGATGTTATAAACCTAGTCAAAGAACTGATGGAAAGAGGAATCGAATGGCAGAAGGAATGAAACCGTATTACCAAGATGAAAGCGTGACGATCTACAACGCTGATTGTCGTGACGTACTGCCCACGCTAGACAAGGTTGACCTAGTGCTGACTGACCCGCCGTATGGGATTGGTGATATATGGAACGGAGGAAAAGGTCACGGGTGGGGGAACGCAGACACACAAAAAGCGGTTCGTAACGATTGGGACTCTGCCGCCCCTTCCATAGATTTAATTATGGAGTGTGTCGCTCTCGGAAAGGATGCAGTTGTTTGGGGTGGGAACTATTACCCGTTGCCCATATCTCGCGGCTGGTTGATATGGAATAAACCAGAGAGGGGGTTCACGTTGTCGGAAGCAGAGTTGGCGTGGACTACCAGAGATAACGTGATGCGTGTATACGATGCTAACCGTTCAGACATAGGACGAAAACACCCTACTCAAAAGCCAATAAGCCTTATGAAGTGGTGCTTAGGGTTCTTCCCTGATGCCCAAACAATCCTCGACCCATTCATGGGAAGTGGTACGACGTTACGAGCAGCGAAAGACTTGAACAGGAAAGCAATCGGTATCGAACTGGAAGAACGCTACTGCGAGATTGCAGCGAAGCGAATGTCACAACTAGCAATGTCGTTATCGTGACAACCAAGACTAAAATTCTTTACACACGACCGTGGCTGTATAAGAAGCAGGAAGAAGCTATCTTCTGCGATGAGCGTTACAGCGTGGTCGAGGCTTCTACGAAGTCAGGCAAGACGGTCGGCTGCATGGTGTGGCTCGCTGAACAGGCAGCTATCCACGGCGGTCTGAATAAGAACTACTGGTGGATTGCTCCGATATATGGACAGGCTGAGATTGCTTACCGCAGACTCAAAGCGGGACTCGGTGAAGGCAACTACATTGCCAACGGTTCCAACCTGACTGTCACGCTGGCGAACGGCTCGGTCATCTGGTTCAAGGGCGGCGACAAACCAGACAGCTTATACGGTGAAGATGTTTACGCTGCTGTCGTTGATGAGGCTTCCCGGTGCAAGGAAGAAGTGTGGCACGCTGTCCGCTCAACTCTCACAGCAACGCGTGGGAATATTCGCATCATCGGCAACGTCAAGGGTCGGAAGAACTGGGCGTACCAGTTAGCACGCAAAGCAGAGTCAGGTGTTGTCGGCTGGCGGTACAGCAAAATCACAGCAGCCGACGCAGTAGAAGCCAACGTGCTGCAAGCTGACGAGGTAGCAGAGGCGCAGCGTGACCTTCCCGAACAGGTATTCAAGGAACTGTATCTGGCAGAGCCGAGTGACGATGAAGGCAATCCGTTCGGCATTGAAGCGATATATAAATGCGTTGCTCCAATGTCTAACAAAGAGCCGGTTTGTTGGGGCTGGGACTTAGCGAAGTCCGTGGACTGGACTTGGGGAATCGGACTGGACGAGGACGGTGCTGTTTGCAGGTCTGAGCGTTGGCAATCACCGTGGCAAGAAACTCTAAAACGTATTGTCAATAAGACCGCTGGAGTTCCTGCA